TAGATCTTTTCGATGATACGACTTATGAAGCCCATCGCCTTATGTATTGGCCATCCACTTCCTCTAATGGTGAATTTGTCTATGAAGAGCAGGATGGAGAATTGCTTGACCCTGATGTTTATCTTTCAAAATATCAAAACTGGCGGGATACATCAACATGGCCAGTATCAAGCAGGCAGTCTGAAGTTATAAATCGCAGTCTTAAAGAGCAAGCAGACCCGCTTTTAAAGGAAGGTGTGGTAGGAACATTCTGTCGTGCTTATTCCGTTCGTGAAGCAATTGATAAATTTTTAGGTGCAGTTTATTCCCCATCTGCTATGGAAGGTCGCTATGACTATATTCCAGCCGACAGTAGTGCGGGTGTGATTATCTATGATGATAAATTCGCATACAGCCACCATGCTACTGATCCTGCAAGTGGCCTGCTGTTAAATGCTTTTGATCTCGTTCGTATTCATAAATTCGGTACTTTAGATGATAGAGCTTCCACTACTATAGCTCCTAGTAAGATGCCGTCTTTTGTGGCAATGTGCGAGTTTGCTATAAAAGATGAAGTGGTAAAATCTGAGTTTGCTAAGGAAAGACAAGCCCAAGCTGAAGAGGAGTTTAGTGATGAGGATTGGCAGACAGGTTTGGAATTGGATAAGCAAGGTCGGATAAAAGACACATTAGACAACATCGTCCTGATTATTAGGCATGATAAGGATTTACAGCATATCGCTTTCAACTGCCACCGTGATGGTATTGATGCCAAAGGTGGTCTGCCTTGGGAACAGATCAAGGCGGGTTGGAATGATTCAGACAATGCACTTCTTAAAGTGTACTTAAGTAGCAAATACGGAGTCTATTCTCCTACCAAAACCAAGGATGCTGTGTTAGCAGTAGCGGCTGAACGAGCCTACCATCCGATTAAGGAGTATTTGGACTCCCTGCCAAAATGGGATGGAATTAGTCGAGTAGAAAATCTGCTTATTGATTATTTCGGTGCAGCAGATAATTCCTACACAAAGGCAATTATTCGCAAAACGATGGTTGCGGCGGTAGCCCGTATTTATAGACCAGGCACTAAGTTTGATAGTGTTCTTATCTTAAACGGTCCTCAAGGCATCGGTAAGTCAACTTTCTTTGCCAAACTTGCAGGGGATTGGTTTTCAGACAGTTTAACTCTCACGGACATGAAAGATAAATCTGGGGCTGAAAAACTTCAGGGATATTGGTTGTTGGAACTCGGTGAGCTTGCTGGGATGCGTAAGACGGATGTGGAGATTGTGAAGTCCTTTATTTCGAGGGCGGATGATAAGTACCGTGCCAGTTATGGGGTCAACGTGGAAAGCCATCCCCGTCAATGCGTGATTGTAGGTTCTACCAATGCGGAAAGCGGTTTTCTTCGTGATATTACGGGCAACCGCAGATTTTGGCCAGTCCGCATTAGTGGTAACAGTAGAAAGAAAGCTTGGCAGATGACTAAAGAAGAAGTACAGCAGATTTGGGCAGAGGCACTAGTATTATATGAGAAGGGCGAAAAACTCTACCTTGAAGGTGATGATGTAACCATGGCAACCAGTGAACAGGCAGATGCTATGGAAACAGATGAACGAGAAGGACTGGTTCGTACTTACTTGGATACGCTCTTGCCGGATGATTGGGACACGATGTCTTTGTACGAGCGTAGAAATTTCCTCGGCGGTAGCGAATTTGGTGGCGGCACCCGTGTTGGAACAGTAAAAAGGACTCTTGTCTGCAATATGGAGATTTGGTGTGAATGTTTCGGTAAAGAGGCATCAATGCTAAAGCCTTCAGATTCCTATGCCATCGGTGCCATTATGAGAAAGATCAGTGAGTGGAACAAGTACACTGGGAACAAGAATGGTGTTGTGACGTTTCCTGTCTACGGAAAGCAACGAGCTTATTCCCGAGTCGAGGAACAAAACTAAGTTGTACCTTACCTTGTTCCCATACTGGTTCTTTCCCTAAAGCTAGTAACGATAAGGAAAATCAACGGTTCGGAACAAGTGGAACAAGAAGTATCCTATTTATTTATAAATAGTAAAAAGAAGTAATAGTAGCCTGTGCATACACGCATACGCGCGCGTATAGGAAAAATGGGTCAAAGTTGTTTTCTTGTTCCGAGCCTTTTATATGGGAGGTATTTATGCTTGAAAAATATATCGAAAAGAAACTGGTGGCTGAGGTAAAAAAGATGGAAGGCATTGCGGCGAAGTTTGTTAGCCCAGGTTTAGATGGGATGCCAGACCGCATAGTGCTTTTACCACATGGGAAGATGGCTTTTGTAGAATTAAAGGCTTCCGGAAAGAAACCTCGTCCGTTACAGAATAGAAGAATAAAGCAATTACAGAAGTTAGGCTTTACTTGTTATGTCATTGATGATGTTAAGCAGATTGGAGTGATACTGGGTGAAATACAATCCTCATAAATATCAGACTTATGCAACGAACTTCATACTTGAGCATCCCATCGCTGCGGTGTTTTTAGAAATGGGTCTTGGCAAAAGTGTCATTACTCTAACGGCTATATTTGACCTATGTCTTGATCGTTTTGAAATTGGAAAGGTTCTGGTCATTGCTCCACTTCGGGTGGCGAGGGATACTTGGCCAGCTGAGATAAATAAGTGGGAGCATTTAAAAGGACTGGAGTTTTCGGTAGCCATCGGAACAGAACAGGAGCGGTTGGCAGCTCTTAGGAAACCTGCAAGTGTCTATCTTATAAACAGAGAAAATGTTGACTGGTTAGTAAATAAAAGTGGCATCCCTTTTGATTATGACATGGTGGTCATCGATGAACTATCATCCTTTAAGTCCTATGGTGCCAAAAGATTTAAAAGTCTACTAAAAGTCAGACCAAGGGCAAAACGGATTGTGGGTCTTACGGGTACACCATCGAGTAATGGATTAATGGATTTGTGGGCAGAGTTTCGTATTCTTGACATGGGTAAAAGACTCGGCAGGTACATAACTCACTACCGCAATTCCTTCTTTACACCAGATAAACGTAATCAGCAAATCGTATTTTCATATAAACCATTGCCAGGTGCTGAAGATGCCATATATCAGCTCATTTCGGATATTACCATTTCCATGGAGTCGGTGGATTTTCTCAAAATGCCAGAGTGCATGATCAATGAAGTGCCTGTGTATCTAAATGACAAAGAACAATCCGTATATGATCGCTTTCGTGAAGAGATGGTTCTTGAATTTGCTGATGAAGAAATAGATGCCATGAATGCAGCAGTCCTTTCAGGAAAACTTCTGCAAATGGCAAACGGTGCGATCTATGATGATGATAAAAACACTCATATTATCCACGACCGCAAGTTAGATGCTCTTGAGGATTTAATTGAAGGTGCTAACGGAAAACCTGTGCTTATTGCCTATTGGTATAATCACGATTTAGAGCGTATTAAGGCAAAATTCAATGTCAGAGAAATTAAAACTTCCAAGGATATCAAGGATTGGAACAACGGCGATATTTCTGTAGCGGTTATTCATCCTGCATCAGCGGGACACGGTCTCAACTTACAAAGTGGAGGTTCAACGCTTATCTGGTTTGGACTTACTTGGAGTCTAGAACTCTATCAGCAAACAAATGCGAGACTTTGGAGACAAGGTCAAAATGAGACAGTGGTTATTCATCACATTATTACTAAAGGCACGATTGATGAAGATGTGATGAATGCCTTGAAACGAAAGGAAAAGACACAATCCGATCTTATCAATGCGGTCAAAGCAAATCTTGGGAAAGCGAGGGATGCTGTATGATGGATGCTTTTGAAAAACTGGCAAATGCCATTATTCTACAGGCAGTCAAGGATTATCGTTTTGCACTGAAAAGATTAGCAAAACACCCTCGCAATGATTCTGCTTTATATACAAAACGTGAGGTTGAGTGCTTCTTTCATTCTGGATTGTTCAATGTCCTCACCTCCCTAAACCCTGACATGTTAATTCAACAGCTACAAGAGGAGGTGGTGCGATGATGACGGCTAAGGAATTCTTAAAACAGGCCTATCGTCTGAATGAATTGATTAATTCCGACCTTGAAGAGTTACAAAACTTAAGGGAACTATCAAGAAGTGTTTCATCCCCCGTTCTTGAGGAAAAAGTCAGTCGAACCAAGTGTACTGACCCACCCTTTGAAAAGTATGTGATTAGAATAGTAGATTTGGAGCAACAGATACAACAAGAGGTTGAACGGCTAGTAAAGCTTAAATCAGATATCCGTGAAGCAATTAACCAGATGGAAAACGTAGATGAGAAGCTGATTCTTCGCTACCGATACATTAACTTTCTTAACTGGGAAGAAGTCTGTGTTAACCTTAATGTTTCTATGAGAACCGTGCATAGACTCCATTCATCTGCATTGCAGCATTTAAAGGTGCCTAAATAAAAAGGAGTAACCTGAAAAGAGTGAGGGAAGAGGGTCAAAAGGCCATCTTCTCCACTACCTTTAGTCAATGTGGGAAAATAGCAGTGATTCAAATAATTAGTATTTCACTTTTAATGATTAATTAAATTAAAATGAGCTGTCAAAACAACAGCTCATTTCTTACCTGCTTTGAGTATCTGCCTAATGCGTGATTTCAGTATAAACTTTTACAGTTTTCAGGTAGTTTGAAAGGATTATCTTTATTGATACGGTCATAAAACATAATTCCATTTAGATGATCTATTTCATGTTGAATAACAATAGAGGAATAGCCATTGAGTTTTAATATTATTTCTTCTCCTTCTAAATTAAACCCTTTCACTTTAATTCTTTCATATCTTGGGACGAATCCATTTATATCTCGATCAACAGAAAGGCAACCTTCACTTGGTGGTAAGTAAATCATAGAAACTGAATGACTTATTATTTTTGGATTAATAAGAGTATATTCATGTTCTTTCTCCCTCTCGTCAGTGAAATACGCTACAAACATTCGCTTATTCAAGCCAATCTGATTCGCGGATAATCCAACTCCTCCACGCAATTTATATTTTTTGGATAGAATGGGGTCTTGACTATTTTTTAAGAAATTCATCATACTAGTTAATGTTTCCTTATCTTCCTCAGAGGGAGGTACCATCACTTCTAGTGTTGGTCGATGTAAGATATCATTACCTTCACCCACAATATCTTCCATTGTTATCATATAATTTGAATGAAATTTATTCATAAATAAACAATTCATCTACCTTTACTTTTAACGTTTTTGATAATTTAAATGCCAGTTCTAGTGTGGGATCATATTTATCATTCTCTATACAATTTATTGTTTGTCTAACAACTCCACACTTCTTAGCAAGTTGCTCTTGTGTTATCCCCAATTTGTTCCGTATTGCTTTAATTTTATTTTTCAACAGTATCACCTATGTCAAAGATATTGGACATTTTTTATTATAACAATTTCAATAAATATGTCAATAAATTTGGACATTTCAATGTATCTATTAGTGGTTTTTGTACGCAGTAATCTGAATGCTCGTAAAAGGTTGGCACACTTTGGCACAGTTTGGCACACAATGACACTGTTTGTCCGTAGTGAAAGTTATATAATGGTAGTATGGAATATTAATAAACAGAAGCCTTCACGGGAGCATTTCTCCTGCGAGGGCTTTTTCTATGGGCAAAAGGAGGTGCAAGTATGCCAAAGAAACCTAAGCGACCGTGCTCTTACCCTGGTTGCCCAGAGCTAACCGACAAGCGCTTTTGTGAAGAGCATGGCAAGAAGGAAGCCGCACGGTATGAAAAGTATGACCGTGACCCAGCAACCCGTAAGCGTTATGGTCGTGCTTGGAAAAGAATACGTGACCGTTACATTGCAGCTCATCCTCTTTGTGAGAAATGTAAACGACAAGGAAAGCTGACCCCTGCAAATGAAGTCCATCACATTCTTCCTCTTGCAAGAGGAGGGACTCACGATAGAAGTAATCTGATGGCTCTTTGTACTCCTTGCCACTCTGCAATCACGGCAAGAGATGGAGACCGTTGGGGAACCCGGTAGGGGGAGTCAAATCTCCACAGCTTTTTCTTTGTGTAACGGGCGTGGGGTAACGCGTGAAAATTCGCGGTTTCAAACAGGGTAATAGACCCATCAACGAAAAGAGGTGAGTGAATGGCCAAAGA